CGCATTTCCCATTCCTGCGTTGTCTTATTCATGGCTTCGATTGTTTCGCCAATGCTTTCATCAACAGGCGCAATAAATCCAGGCCCGGCCTGAACTCCATGTTGGGCGTCATCTCGCGCCGCAGGAATTCGACCTCAGCGCGAAGCGCGGCGGCCTCTGCCATCGCTACTAGCATTCGCCCTTTTGCCGTCCTGCGTTCCGCCCTGTTCAGCGGCGGGCAAACGGCTGAATAGGCCGCCTGCCTTGCGCTGCGCAACGCTTCTTCCCGCATTTCTTCCTCTGTCGGTCTGCATCGCATCATTGGCTCACCTTCTTGGCATCTGCCTTATCGCGCAGCAGGATGTCAGTGCACCGCTGGTGGCCATGCGGGCATTCATCCGGCATTCCGTCCGGAAAGCTGCAACAGCAATCCGAGCAAATCCAGCCACACTCGCCGCGTGCTGCCCGCATTTCCCATTCCTGCGTTGTCTTATTCATGGCTTCGATTGTTTCGCCAATGCTTTCATCAACAGGCGCAATAAAGATTCCTGTCATTTCAATCTCCTTCCCGCCCAACTGGCGGGTCAAGCGGGACATCCGCCTGCGGCGTCTGCCCCTTACCCTGGTCGTTCTCTACGCGCACGCCAGACCCCGCGCGATCCAGCAGTGCGCCTCGTGCAAGTACGTGTACACCGTGCGCTTGCTTATCGCCTCCTCTGCTGCAATCTTGTTTGCAGTGTGGTGGTGTACGTAGTGACAGATGATGATGCGCCTGTGCTTGACCGGAAGCAGTTTCACGGCCGTGTCGCAGTCGTGAATGTCGCTTGCTTGCCAGGACGGGTTGTAATCGCGTGATGCCGCTGTCACTGGGGGTATGTATCCTCGGCAGCTAGGGGAATATGGTGCGTAGCCTAGCGATCCTGTGTAGCTACGCAGCGCCCATCGGCCCCACCGGTTTAGAAGTTCGTCGATGTCACGAAGCATTCAGATTCCTTGTTTTTTCGCTCCAGATGGTCGGCTCAAGAGTAAATTTCCTCTTGCGGCTCGGGCAGCAAACCTGAAGCCTGGCCTGCGGCCCGTCTCCGGTTAAGGCGGCGTTAGGCGCTCGCACCATAGCGAAAACACCTTCGTCGTAGTCGCGCTATGTCCCGGCCTCAATAGCCTTCTTCCTTTTAGAATAAAACTCCTTCACGCGCTCTTTACGCTCCTTGCTGACGGTTGCCCAGGCTTTATCAAGGTCTTCCAATGACCGCGATGTTTCCGCAGCATGGATAGCCTTGATGGTCAGCCGAGAGTCCTGGTCCATCTTGTCATCAATGGCTACCATCAGCATGTTGCGGTCATCTACTTCCCACTTCATCGCAGCCGAATAAAAATCGTATGCTGTTCCGAGTGCCCCTGTCTTTACTGAGTAGTTGATCTCGCTGGCGCAGTCCTGGATCGCGGTCTGCCAATCTTTGCTGAACGAGTCAAATGCGCCATCCCGCCCGGTGATCGGGCCTTTCTTATCTTCTTCAGGAAGGTCTTCCCCAGCGTAGATGTACAGGCCGAGACCGTGACAGGCAATGGCTTTGACCAGGCAACGCATCATGTTCTTGTTAACAGCGAAGGCGTCAGGGTTCTTTACCGCCTGGTTGCGGTGGTCCATGACTGGCAGGTGCATCGTGACCGGCTTGTTGAATGCGGTGACGGTGCAAGACACCATCATGGTTTCACCGTACATCTTTGGTTCGTGGAACTCCCAGTTTGCGGCGGGATCGTGCCGGAGCAGCTTGTCAACAGCCCATGCCCACGACAGGTATGTCAGTCCGTTCTTCTTTTCGACATGATCATTGACGTTGATACTCGCAAGTTCTACGTATCGAGAGATTACGGTTTCAGGCGCGTTCATTGAGTAACTCCTCATACACACGAGCAAAGAAGAACACAAGTTGCTCTGCAATATCCTTGTTCACTTCAAATGTCGAGCAGGTATGTTCCCGCCACACGCCGACCGTGTTGTCGCTGCTGTCGTACTCAAAAGTTGAGCCATCAACGGTCATCTTGATTCTTGTTACCTTTTCAACTTCAATTGTGCTCGACTCGCTCATCATTCTTCCTGTCAATGATCCGTTGGTTGATCTCGAAGGCGCACTCAGCATCAAACAGGATGCCAGCAAGCGCATCGCCCAAATCCTCTACTTCCTCGCGTGTCATGCACCATTGCCCGGTAGGCGTGTCCAGCAGGAACGGATACCGATCCCTGTTGAATTCAGCTTTGTTCTCGATGATGGTAACGTGGCTCATGTCATATCCTTCCAGGTTTCCTTGATGGCCGCCCACCGTCCGCGCATGTACTGGCGGCGTTGAACCGAATAGATGAAAGCCGCGTTCTCAATGTCATCGAACAGGTTACGCCCGGTGCCAATGTTGTAAATGACGACGACCAGCGCCATTAGCAAGAAGGCGATGCTCACAGCGCCCCTCCTTCGATAGCCGCGCCAACCAACATCACGACATACAGGAACCCAATCAGGGCGATCATGGCCAGCGTGTCGAGCAGGTAGTCGATTGGTCTCATGCGTCGTCCTCCCCATTCGCGCGACTGCAAACCGCCAGCACAATGACCACCACGAGGACGGCCAGCACAGCGCCGAGAAGAAGCTTGGGGGTAATTGTGATGATTTCCATCTGTACTCTCCTGGTTGATATCGCCGTCTCTCCGGCTGCCACGCCTGTTAGTTCGCCCGGCGTCCTCGCTTCCACGCTTCCATGACGCCTACCGCTATCGCTCGGCTGTAAGTGAACGTGGCCCCCGTCTCTCCGGTGGTACTGTCCGCCCGTCCTGCGGGCTGTCCCGGTGGTGGCTCACCGGCGCGCTTTCTGGGCCTAAGCCCATAAACCTATGCGGTTCGTCCGGTTTGGTGTGCGCCCGCTCGGGGTGGCCCGGCCTTGCCTGTCCTCCGCTTGCTGCGGGCCTGTCACCGTGTACTGGTGCTGCGTGTCGGTGAGGGTGTCCGCGTTGGGCGGTGGAGTGAGATGAACTATAGGCGCTCCTAACAATAACGTCAATAGGTGGACCTATTATTTTTGTTTTTAGAGAGCATTTCAGGGTTGACTATGTATATTAGGTGCGCCTATGATTTGCGACATGAACGACGCCATCCTCATCACAGACGCCCTCGGGGGCGCTTCGGCCACCGCGCGATTCTTCGGCATTGAGCAACCCTCCGTGTCCGAGTGGCGCGCCCGTGGCGTGATTCCACGCGCCAGGCTGCGCCATCTCCAGGATGTTCGTCCGGATGTGCTGCCTGAGCATCTGCGCCGGCCAGCAGACCATGCCAAGGACGCCGCCTGACATGTGCAAGAACCTCCCTGTGGTGGCGCAACGCCGCCCGTTTGCTCGGCGCCGACCGCGCCGGGCTTTTTTATTCGCACCCTACCCGGCGGGGAAAAGCCGGGACTTCGGGACGCTCCTCCCACCTACCCAAGCCGTGTCGGCTGGCCACGTCTTCGGACGTGGTCCATCTTTAAAATTAACGGGCCGAGGCCGCAGGCCGAAGGTCAGCGTTGAATGGAGAGTTAGACGTGAGAGTTATGCACCCTGATGGAAATACCTACCTATTCATGGTTGATGGAACGCAGTTCATGGCCGAGCTTGAGGTAAACGGTCCTGGTTGGGTGACGATTGGCCATCTCGGCTCGGATCGCGGCTTGATGATTGACCGCGACGAATGGGATGCCTTCATTGCGCTGATCGGTGAGATTAACGAGCAAGTGCTGGAGGCGAGAGTTAGAACTGGATGAGCCATGAACAGACCAGAACGCATCTACAACGTGAGCCATACACAATTGAGCATTGCCAGACACTACGGCGGCATAAAGTTTAACGGCGCGGATTACCACTACGACGCTGAAAGCGACACGCTGACTCGGATGGACGTATGGAAAGCGCGGATTGCAACCTGCAAGGAAGAATCCGACAAGGCCGCGAAGGCAGAACGTGAAAAATGGACAAAGGCGCAAGATGGTTTCGCCTGGTTCTAACGGCCAGTTTCAGTGGCCGTTGCTATCGCGCCGGCCCCGCAGGAAACGCCAGTCGACTTTGATCCGGCCGAATGGCAGTGGCAGGACAAGAGCGGACAAATCTTCCAGATCGAGGACTTGACGCGCGATGATTCCATTGAGGACGAGTGATGAAGACATTCGTTAGTTCTGAAGGCTGGGTACTCGACTGGCGATTGCGCCAAAGCATGGCGCCGATCCTGGTGCGCATGATCGAGTGCCTGGAAAACCTGGCCCACAGGAGCAATGGATTTACCGACATGGACCTGGCCAAGAGCGTGCATGCGGATCGGTCCAGTGTGACCCGGTACATCCGGGCATTGCACCAGGCTGGAATCATCCGTATCGCCAGCTGGGACACGGACGGAATTGGCGACTACGACCGAAGATGGGTCATGGCCGACGGTAAGGCCGATGCTAGGCGTCCGGCGACGCCTACAAATGCGGACAGAACCAAGAAGCGCCGCGACAAGATTCGGGCACTCTTCGGCAAGGACGCGCACCGGGTTTTGCAGTCGCGGCGTTTTGGTGGCCGCGACATCATTGTCCGCGACGGGATGACTTTGTACCGCCGTGGAGTCGGCGTGGACTACGCGGCGGCGGAAGCCGTCCTTCACCCTGGGCATACAGCATGAGCGCGCCTCAGTTGAATATGTGGGCGTTACTCCACCGGTCCCTGGCCGGAACCTGGACGATCTGCCCCTACACCGTGCGGCGTACCAAGGCGGACGCCCAATCAGCCTCTGCGGAGTTGTACGGTAACGAGCATCTGCGCGGGCTGTTGAAGGATGAGCGCGCGAAGCTGGCCAGGGTGCGCGTGATGGAGTTGGGCTGATGGGCGAGCAACGCTACTACCCATCCGAAATCTGCGCCGAGTGCGGGATCAAGCATGGTCGGCCGCGTGGACACGTTGTTGGAATGTGGACTGGAAAGTGCGAATGGTGCGGGAAGGAAGGGCCGGTCTGCGCACCGCGCGATTACCTGTATCCGGACTGGTCTGGCACGCCGCCTGATGCCGTGAACTTCTGCAAGAAGGGGGCGCAATGAAAGAACGTCCGATTATTTTCTCCGCGCCCATGGTGAACGCCATCCTGGAAGGGCGTAAGACGCAGACACGGCGGCTTGTGAAGCCGCAACCAAACGCCACACATGACGGGGAGCCGTACTGGTTTGCCGGTGGCTACCGAACTTGGGAATATCGCAGCACCACAGATGTACTGCGCAAAGGCGGAAACGTTTTGCCTTGCCCGTATGGCAAGCCCGGAGACCGGCTGTGGGTGCGCGAATCCGGATGGGAGCGCCCCGAGCGCACGGCTAAGATGATGCGCGAAGGCGCTGACACGTGGCCGCGCTTCGCCTACGTCGCTGACAACTGGAGCGCGGACGACCACGCAGACTTCAAGCGGTGGGGGTTCAAGCGCCGTCCATCCATCCACATGCCGCGCTGGGCAAGCCGCATCCTGCTGGAAATAACCGCCGTTCGGGTTGAGCGACTGAACGACATCACCGTCGCCGACGCCGTGGCCGAAGGCGCGCTGGTTCAGCGGGAGGTCGATCAGTTCGCGCGGGTCCATGCGATATCCATGTTCAGCGCCATCTGGCAGGGCATCCACGGACCAGGCTCATGGGCCGCCAACCCATGGGTTTGGGTTGTTGAGTTTCAACAGGGCGGAGTTGGTGGAGCCTTCTAACATGGAGTTAAGGCCGACTTCGACTGCGCAGCAGGCGAAGGTCGCGCCTTGAACGGATGGTTATGACACAAGTTCACATACACGCGCCACAGGCGATAGCGCAATACGTCATCACTGGCCACTGCCCCGACTGCAAGCGTAGATCGCGCTTCTTGTGCTGGTCTTATGAGTGGTACGGCACCAGCCAGACTTGTTTGCGCTGTGGCAGGAATTTTGAAGATGGCAAATGGATACCACTGCCATCGGCCCGCTACGCAAGGCGGGATAGCCTGGACTACGCACGCGCCAAATGGAGGCGCGGGGTTGGTCATAACGGTTGAGTTCAGGCGCATTGCGCGGCTTCTTGCGAAAGGTCGCCTGGAACGAAATGTTAGGCATCTGACAACGAAAGGATATGAAATGAAAAAGCGATACGAATGGCGAGAACTGACGGAAGATGGATTGCTTCGGGAGCCGAAGGAATGCGGGCCGAGTTATGAACGGAGTAGCGTGAATAACTACGGCGGATTTCAAACTGAAGAAGAGGCGTTCAAGGCATTTGAGCAATTCAAGAAAGTGCATCAATGGGTGGTTCCGAGGGAACTTGTTTTGGTGACGTTCTACGAGTGCGACGATGATGCCTAACGAAAAAGGTAACGGGCCTGAGCGTAGCGAAGGTCCGCGTTGACCGCCGGGTTAGCCGGCACGGAGGAATGATGGACTACCACTTACTCACCGGGAAATGCGATGGCAACTGCGACTGGTGCCAATGCCCACCGGAACGCGAAGAGCCGTGGCGCCCGATGGAAACGGCGCCCAAGGACGGCACCGAGGTTGAACTGCTGATGTACCACCGCAACCGGCAGTACGCGAAAGGCGATGAAAAGCTGACGTGGGAGCAGGTTGTTGTGGCGAAGTGGATCGACTTCAATGGCGGCGGTTGGACGTGGCATGGCATGTGTGGCGATCCGCAAGGCTGGCGACCTTTGCCGGCTAACGACCTAGCTAAGCCGCCTGGCGCGGCTTTATGCGACAGGTCGGCTTGAGCGACGAGTTAGGTTGCACGTTGATTGCGGTAACACAATTAATACTTGACATGGCTTGATTTACGTATTACAGTTATAACCATGCGAGGCGCGGTGCACCGCAGACAACCAAGGAGATGAACATGAGCTACTCGATATTCCACAGCAGCGAAAGCATCCTCGAAGACGGGAGCTCGGTGCATGATGTTTTCCTCAGTAACGAGGATGGGCAAACGCTCGTAGCAAACGCCGCTAGCGGGCGCACTGCGGAGTATTTGGCCTACGCGCTGAACGCGCTACGCGACAGATTCATTGAGTGCGGAAGCGACCGCGAGGTTTTGTCTTTCTCGTCGGCGTTCGACAGGTTCATGGCCGCGCACAGCAAGAAGGCGGCATGAGCAAGGCAACCCACGGCGGCCCCGGAAGGGGCCAAGGTCGCAAACCTCTGCCGGAGGATGAGCGCACCGTGGTTGTTACGGTGCGGCTCACCCCGGCGCGGCGAGACAAGCTCCGCCGACTGGGTGCGCACTGGCTTGCAAAGGCGGTTGATAGGGCGAGGGAGCCTGATGCGACCTAACTCAAACTCGACGACATAACCATGTCCGCGAATATATCGAATTGTCCGCGAACCTGACATCCACACACCAGGAGCCCGCGCCATGACTGAAGTTAGGATACGCAAATGCCAACCGTAATCCTTCACATTGGCGAGTCCGGAAAGCTTGAAGGCTTGGCCGAGAAGGACAAAAAGGCTTACGCCAAGTTTCGTAAGCGGCTTGAGACATTGGGCAATGGCTCCCTGATGTTCTCATGGTCAGAACCTCGTTCTGGACCCTATCACCGCCGTTTTTTTGCTTTGCTCAATACGCTGCTTGACAGCCAAGAGCAGTTTCAGGAAATCGACCATCTACTTACCTGGCTCAAGGTCGGTGCCGGCTATGCGGATTTGGTACCAGGCCCCAAGGGGAAGCCAGTTGCCTTGGCCAAAAGCATCAACTTTGCAACCCTGGACCAAGCGGAGTTTGAGCCCATTGCCCAGGCCATCATCCAGTTCATCCGATCCGCCCACGCCATGCGTTTTCTATGGCCCCATCTCGATGAGTCCGGCGCGGTTGGAATGGTTGAAACGGTTTTGGCGAGGTTCGGAGAATGACCTACCGAAACAGAAAACTCCTGGACCTTGCCAGCCAGGCGCCGGAATGCTTTCACTGTCGCGCTCCCAATCACGGGCAAGTTGTCGCGGCTCACGCAAATACCCATGCCATGGGCAAGGGTGTCGGGCACAAGGCCGCCGACATCCCGGCATACCTGTGCCATGCGTGTCATACGTCGTATGACGGGCAGGCAAAGGGGGCCATTCAGCACAACGACCATGAAGCATGGGCATGGGCTGCCGTGAAGTCGATGCGGTGGGCATTGGAGAACCATCCAGAGGTGTTTAAGTGACCCTCACCCAACTTCTTCTGGCCGCTGCCATCGCCTACGACTACTCCGACCAGGACAAGGCTGATATGCGGGCCGCTGTTCTGGCAGACCGGGCGGGGATGTTGATTGCGCTCCAGGCCGACCCATGGCTTCCGTGGGTAGCCTATGAACATGGGATTTCGGATGAGGTTCCGAAATGATCACCCTCACTATCCCCTATCCCGTGTCGGCCAATCGCTACTGGCGAAGTTTTGTTCCCCGTGGCCACAAGCGGGCCATCGTGGTTTTGTCAGACGAAGCCAAGTCATACAAGTCCGAGGTTGGCTGGATCGCCAAGTCGGCCGGGATACCCGCCCCGCTTAGTGGGAGGGTGGCCATGACCATCAAACTCTATCCAGGGATGCCCCAGGACGCTGCAAAACGCATGAAAAAGCTCGGGGATGGATGGGATGACGGGGTGCGCTCAATCGACCTGGACAACGCCCTCAAGGTGCTGATCGACAGCCTCAAGGGCATCGCCTACGCTGATGACAAACAGGTCTGGCGGATCGCGGCGGAACGCATGGAGCCGGATGGCCAGGCAAGGGCGGTGGTGACGGTGGAGCCTATCGTAAAGCTAACCGGCGTTGCGCCCGCAGACGCCAAACCGGAGTGATTAAGATGGAACAGACAACGAACGTAATAAAGCCCGCTGGCGCAGCGGCCGAGTTGAACGAGTTAGGGGCGGACATGACAGAAAATGAGGTTGTTGATCTTGCAATCAAAGCTGGGTTTCCTGTTCACAAGCTACTGAGTGGGCGAATGATAATCGCCGGACACTCGACGCGACGGTTCGTCGCATTGGTGAATTTGGCCGTGGCGAACGCCAACAAGTCGATGCGAGAAGCACTTGAGGCAATGACGCGGCGCGAGCCATGCGATTGCGGCTGCCCAGGCGGAAGCAAGCCGGTGCTGCTGAAACCTGCGCATTACTACGCCTTGGCTTGCGAGGCGTTAGGAGTTGGCTTTGCGGAAGGCAGAGACGACGGCGGGACGGGGCGTGCGCACTGCCCCATGACGAAGCCGAGCGAACAGCGATGCGGAAACGTGAAGGCAGAGCCAACCCCTAACGTCGTGATTAACCGGCAAATGGAGATCACAGCATGATCGACTGGCTGGTATCGCTGATCCGTGAAGCAACAATCCGGATGGCGAGGAGCAGGTTAGTGCGCAATCCGACCAAGGAAAACTATCAGCGCCTGGCCAAACTCGTCCAGTCACGTTCTCCCAATCAGGTGAAGCGCATGGAAAACAAGCGTGGTTGATCTGTTACGCGAGTGATGCTAGGATGATGCTTGTGGGGACAAGGCCGGCCAGCCCTTGTTCTGCCTGCATCAGAACATTACCCACACACATTCCTCACTATGCAGGAGTCAAATGAAAGTTACTCAAAAGCCCGTCAAAATCTCAGAGATTTCCATCGACGGCGACACACAGCAACGCGAGAAAATCAGCACAGATATCGTATCCGAGTATGCGGAAGCGATGCGATGCGGGGCGAAGTTCCCTCCAGTCACCCTATTCCATGATGGCATCGCATATTGGCTCGCAGACGGATTCCATCGGTTTCACGCCAACCGCGAGGCCGGAATAGGCGAAATCCTGGCCGATGTGAGAGACGGAACAAAGCGGGAGGCCAGGCTGTTTTCCGCCAGTGCCAACGGAACGCACGGCATGCGGTTGACCAACGCGGACAAGCGGAAATCCGTAATGGTGCTCTTGACTGACATGGAGTGGCGCCAGTGGAGCAACCGGGATATTGCCAAACACTGTCACGTTACCCATACGTTTGTGAACAAACTACGGGACGAAGTGGAAACGGTTTCCACAGTTAAAGTAAAGTCTCAAGTGGAAACGGTTTCCACTTGCAGCGAATCTGGCGAAGCTGAAACTAAGTTACAAAGCTCACAGCAAACCAGCGTGGATGCTGGATACGATCCTCGTGACGATGAACTGGAGACGGCGCACGCCACAGTGGTTTCCTTGGCCGAGGAAAACGAGCGGCTTAAGGACATGCTGGCCGTAGAGCAAATGTGCGGGACAGAGGAAGACAAGCTCGCAGCGGGTCAGATCATTGACGGATTACGGTCTCATGTCCGTAAACTCGAAGTAGAGTTGGAAGCGGTGAAGGCATCTCGTGACACATACCAGCGCGAGAACGGAGAGTTGAGGCGACAGTGTGCACAGCAGCGCAGGGAGATCGACAAGCTGCGAGCTAAACATGGCTGATATCCTACAGCTTCGGCCTTTACAGGAGAAAACGCTTGACGCATTGCGCATGGCGTTTTTGGATGGGCATAGGTCGGTGATGTTGTACGGGCCAACAGGATTCGGCAAGACGGAATTAGCAATTGCTCTTATGGCGGCTACTGCGAGCAAGGGAAACAAGGCCGCCATGGTATTGGACAGAATCGTCCTGTGCGACCAGACATCGAAGCGGCTGGATAGGTACGCAATAGATCACGGTGTATTACAGTCAGGACACTGGCGCTACAGGCCAGACAGAAACATTCAGGTATGCAGCGCACAGACGCTGGAGAAGCGCGGTGCATTCCCAGGGCTTAATTTATTGATTGTTGACGAGGCTCACGTACAGCGCGAGCAGACAATCGAGTTCATCCGGGCGCACCAAAACATCCGGGTTATCGGGTTATCCGCGTCTCCGTTCACAAAAGGTTTGGGGAAAACCTACTCAAGCGTAGTGTCTGCCACCACAACCAGGGAACTCGTGGATCATGGGTGGCTTACCCCGCTGCGCGTGTTTATCGCTCAACAGATTGACATGAGCGGGGCCAAGAAAGTCGGCGGAGAATGGTCGGCAAAGGAATCCACCGATAGGGGTGTGAAAATCACGGGTGACATTGTGGCTGAGTGGGTGAAGGTCACCCATGACATATTTGGTGAACCACGGAAGACCATCGTTTTTTGTTCTGGCGTTGCCCACGGACAGGACTTGGCAGAGAAGTTCTCGGCGGCTGGGTACAATTTTGTTTCGATCAGCTATAAGGACGACGATGATTTTAAGCGGCAGGCCATTGAGGATTTCAGTAAGCCTGACACCAGAATTCACGGACTGATTGCGACGGACATCCTGACAAAGGGTTTTGATGTTCCTGACGTGATGATAGGCATATCGGCCAGGCCGTTTTCCAAGTCGTTTTCAAGCCACGTCCAGCAGATGGGGCGCGTGATGAGGTCTCATCCAGGAAAGGAATTTTGTGTGTGGCTTGACCACTCAGGAAATTACCTCAGATTCAGGGATCAGTGGGACGAACTTTATTCCAGTGGCGTCGTGGAATTGGATGATGGCGCAGAGAAACAAAAGCCGGAGCCATCAGACAAGGAGAAAGAAGCCGCGAAATGTCCTGCCTGCGGTGCGTTATGGCCCGGAAAGGCTGACACCTGTACTCACTGCGGATACGTCAGGCCACGCCGAAACGATGTCATAGAGGCGCCCGGTTCGCTGACCGAGTTGGAGCCTGGCCGTGAAAAATACGATTCAGCCACCAAGGAGCGGTGGTATCAGGAATTGCTTGGGTATGCCAGATGGCATGGAAAAAAAGACGGCTGGGCATACTACAAATACCATGACAAATTTGGCGTAAACCCGCCTTGGGCAAAGGTTTCTAGGTCAACTTCCATTGAGGTTGAGAACTGGATCAGGGCGCAGAATATCGCCTACGCAAAGCGCAAGGTAGCCGGGTGAATTTCTTGGACTTCGCCGCCGCATGCGGGCTCATGATCCGTAATGTCGATTACGGAAAATGGAAGCGCGTGCCCACGGTTGACCATCCTAAAAAACGGAATGGAGCGTATTACTACACCGGCGACTTTGGGGCCGTTCAGAATTGGGCAACCATGCAGGAGCCCGCCATCTGGCGTCCAGATCGAGAAATCCGAATCGACCACGCCGCGATTGCGAAACGGCGGGCAGCGGACGAAGCAATGCTTCGTAAGACCAGAGAGGACGCCGCCAGGAAAGCCAATGAGATCGTTTCCGAGTCGGTGAATTCACAACACGCCTACCTAGACAGGAAGGGGTTTTCCGATCTTCGCGGCCTCGTCTGGAGGCCAGATTCGGAGAATCTTCTGGTGGTTCCAATGTACGCAGATAAAAGACTCGTTGGCTGCCAGATGATCGACATCGAGGGCGCAAAGAAATTCCTTCATGGGCAACAGGCTAAGGGCGCTCAGTTCATCCTTGGGCGTGGCGTCCTGCATTGCTGGTGCGAGGGATATGCCACCGGGCTGTCGATCCATGCATCAGCTCGTCAACGGCTCACAGTGCACGTCTGTTTCAGCGCCTTGAATCTCACCCATCTCGCCAATCGTGGGATCGTGGTGGCCGACAACGACGCATCAGGCACAGGCGAAAAGGCCGCGATAGCAACCGGACTTCCGTATTTCCTGCCGCCAGTGGTTGGCGATGATTTCAACGATTTGCATAAGAGGATGGGTACATTTAAGGCATCCATGGTCCTGTCCGACTGGATAAGGTCTTGTCGCACCTGAACACGTAGAGCGGCGTTACAGCGCGTTGCCGGCAGCCACGTTACATGCCGGCCCGGCCCGGGGTAAAGGGTAGCGCGGCGGGGTGCAACTCCCATACGTTCGCGCCGGCTGGCCTTGACCCAACAGCCGGGGGGCTACGGTGATAATCCGTACCTGGTTGGGATCCCGAAAGGGGGTGGCAAAGTCCCTCTCTGCCCATACGCGAGTTTTGGCGTTGGGGTAGGGGGGGCCTTTGGGTGGTAACAACAAAGTAGGTAGGAGCGGGAAAACATTTTTTCTGGAACTGGTATCGTAACTGGTTACTACGGCATAGGATGGAACCATGGACACACTGACAACACCTGATCGTATTGCCAAGTACCTGCAACAACTTTCGCCGCATGTAATGGCCAGGGATGGTGCTCAACTACTTCAGGACGCACTGCATGAGATCGACAGGCTTAACCTGGATCGTGAGGCATTGATGCGCCGGCTGTTTATGGCTTGGGAAGTGTTTGCAGAAATCGAGGCACACCCAGACCGTGCTGTGAGCCTGGCGCGTAATGCTCTATTCGGACCTGATGCTGAACCATTGAGAGGGACCAACTGCTAGATGAGGGGCCGCCGAATGCGGTCCATTCGATCTGGTAGTTAGGTTTCGCGTGCTACAGAAACAACTTGACTAACGATTGTTTGCGTGCTACAGTAAAAAACATGGAAGGCATGGGCCTACCAACAATCGAGGGGTACGAAATGGGAAAGCACACTGGTGGCGAATGGGGCGTATCGATGATCGACTGCGGCGATGCGGATGACGAGATCGTGACGCAAGTAAACGGATGTCTCGTGAATATCGCGGCGGTGTTCGGTGCTGGCGAATACAGCGAAGCGAGGCCAAACGGAGAACCGGAGCCGCACTATGAGGTAAGCACGGAAGAGGCGGCGGCAAATGCTCGCTTAATAGCGACAGCGCCGAAGATGCTTGAAGCCCTGAAGAAGATCGCCAGCGGCTATGACTTGGGGCAAGGATTGAGCGGCACCGACTGCGCGGAGATTGCGCAAGCTGTGATTTCTGAAGCCGAGGAAAAATGATGGCACCACGCGGCGGCCCTGGCCGAGGACAGGGGCCGAAGAACATGAGCGGCGAGCGTGGGGAATCCCCAGTGCTGCGGGTGCGGGTGCCCGCGCCGATGCTCGAAAAGGCGGAAGAGAAGGCGGCGCGGATCGGCGAGGCGCTGCCGGATGTTGTGCGGCGTCTGCTCGAACGATGGGTGGCCCGGAAGTGAAACCTAACAAAGAGCTAACCGGAGACGAACGATGAGCAAAGCGAAGAGTGAGGTGTCCGAGTTGAGCGCCGTGTTAGGAACGTGGTGGCGCAGTGTGCGGCGTGCTTGGGCGGCCATCACCCAGCCCGGCACGGGTGGACTAATCCAACCGGGGGACTGGCGATGCATTTACCCGGACGGTAAGCGCACTTACTGGATGAGCCACGGAGATGCAGCCAACTGCCAAGACTTGTGGGGCGGAAAATTGGAGTGGCGCGGCGACGTGCATAACGATGAACATAACCGGCAGGACAAAGCGTAGCTTTGGACTGTCCGAGTTGATGGCCTTGTTAGGCCAGAAAGGAAAATATGAGCTACGAAGGTTACGAAGGCGACATGGCGAAGGTAATTCAACAGCAATGGCATGCGGCCCACGCTGCGGAATTGGTTGAATTGGAGCGAAAAAGACCGTTCATGCTGCTGAAGCCAAAAATTTACCCTGACGGCAACCAATGGTGTGCTCTGTACGGAGACAACCTGCAAGAAGGCGTGGCCGGTTTTGGGGATACACCAGAACTTGCGGCACGAGATTTTGATATTGCGTGGCTGAACGCAAAAGCGGGGGGCTAACTAGATATGTACACCAAATGGTGTACAACCCGATCTAAGCGAAAAAAAACACTTGACACGCGCAACGCATTGCACTAAAAAGCGCGCAATACCTTAGAATGGATGTAGCTTTCTGAGGACAGAAAGCCCCACTCCGGGGCTTTTTCATTTGAGGCACGGGCAACCCCGTGATGATAGATGGCCGCTTCCTCAAGTACCTTTCGCAAAGGCGACAGTAGAAACAAAGGTCGCCCCAAGGGCAGCACCAACAAGAACACGCAAGCCGCCAAGGATGCGCTGCAAATGGTTTACGACAACCTGGGCGGCGCTAAACGCATGCTGGATTGGGTCAAGAGCGACCCGCAGAACGAGCGAATATTCTACGGGCAGATATGGCCCAAGTTGTTGCCACTCACAGTAGGCGGTGACAAAGAATCCCCGATCCGTCATGTCATCGAATGGAGCAAGTAAAGCGCATCACCATCCCGTACAAACCAAGGGAACAATTCAAACCTTTCCACTTCCGCTCAGAACGCTGGGCCTGCATCGTTGCCCACCGACGAGCGGGAAAGACAGTGGCCTGCATCAACGACCTGATCCGCAGGGCCATCATTGATGGCAAAGAGCATGGGAGGTATGCCTACGTTGCGCCGTACTACAGCCAGGCCAAAGCAGTCGCATGGGATTATCTTCTTCGGTACTCCGAGCCAGTACGCACAACAGCTAACGCCTCTGAGTTGTGGGTGGAGCTGCTCAATGGTGCCCGCATAAGGTTATTCGGCGCTGACAACCCTGACGCCCTGCGAGGTCTATATCTCGATGGCGTGATAATGGACGAGGTGGCGGACATGCGCCCTCGTGTGTGGGGAGAGATCATCCGCCCCCTGTTGTCGGACAGGCAAGGCTGGGCTGTGTTCATCGGAACGCCCAAGGGAAAGAACGAGTTCTGGAGCATCTGGCAGCAGGCAAACCGCAGTCCGGACTGGATGGCTGTCATGCTCCGCGCTTCCGAGACAGGCATCGTCGAAGCCAGCGAGCTTCAGGACGCCGCTGTCACGATGACCGAGGACCAGTACCAGCAGGAATTCGAGTGCTCCTTCGAGGCTGCATTGCTGGGTGCTTACTACGGCCGCGAGATCAATCAGCTACGCGCCGATGGCAGATTCAAGCGTGTGGAGTACGACCCTGCGATCCCTGTGCATACGGCATGGGACTTGGGCTATTCAGACGACACGGCCATCTGGTGGTATCAGGTGGTCAGAGGTGAAGTGCACATCCTGGAGCATCACAGCAGCAGCGGCCAGGACATGGACTATTACATCGGGCTCGTCCGCTCTAAGCCATACAAGTACGGCACCCACTACCTACCCCATGACGCCCGGGCAAAGACGCTTGCGAGTGGCGGAAAGAGCATCCAGGAGCAGATGGCTAAAGCCTTCGGATGGGGATGCATCCGCATCGTGCCTGAACTGTCCGTGCAAGACGGCATCCAGGCGGTGCGCCTCATGTTCCCGCGCTGCTGGTTCGACCTGGCGACTGAAGAAGGTCTAGAGACCCTGGCTCAGTACCAGCGCGAGTACGACGAAGAAAAGAAAGCGTTCCGTGACAAGCCGCGCCATGACTGGACAAGCCACACGGCTGACGCATTCCGCATGTTGGCTGTTGCATGGCGGGAAGAAGCGAAGCCGAAAGAGCAAGAGCCGGCACGATTTGAGCAGCACCGCACCATTAACGAATTGATCGAAGCGAACAGGCGCAGGAAATACGATGGCTGAATACACCGAAGATCAAGCGCAGGGCACAGTTGAACGTGCTGCTGACATCGGCGACACGCCACGCGCCCACGTCAAGCGATGGCTGCTTGAGCTGAAGATTGCCGACAAGGAAGAACGGGAGTGGCGCAAGGAAGGCCATAGTGTCTTAGAGCGGTATCGCGGCCAGATCAAGCAGCGCAACAAGTTCAACATTCTGTGGAGCAACACCGAAACTCTGCGTCCCGCGCTCTACAACAGCCGTCCGCAGCCTGATGTGCGCCGCCGGTTCCGGGACAAAGACCCGCTGGGCAAGTATGCCAGCCTGATTACCACCCGCTGCCTGGAATACGCGATTGACACCACGTCATTCGATGACCAGATCAAGGCCGCTGTGCTGGACATGCTGCTGCCCGGCCGTGCAGTGGTGCGGGTGCGTTACGTGCCGTCCTTCCGCGACGTTGGCACCCCTGAAGGCCACAACGAGGAGATGGAGGAGACATCCCACGAGGGGCAAGAGGGCAACCAGGAAGAACTGGCCTGGGAGCAACTGGACTTTGAACATGTGCAATGGGATGACTTCCGGCGAGGGCCTGGCAAGTCGTGGGAAGAAGTCAGGTGGGTGGCCTTCCGCCATCGCATGACCCGTGACGACCTGGTGCGCCTGTCGCCTGAGCATGGTGAGCTTGTCGAGCTTGACGCCGCCGATGATGACGATGTGCGCAAGGCGGATACGGCCGTTGCCGACCTGTTCAAGACTGCTGAGGTGTGGGAAATCTGGTGCAAGGAAGAACGCACCGTCTACTTCATCGCAGAGTCCTACAAGGATGCGCCGCTGAAGGTCGAGGAAGACCCGCTCAACCTGCTGGGCTTCTTCCCAATTCCACGGCCATTGCAAGCCATCGAGGACAGCGCCAGCCTGATCCCGACCCCGCTGTATTCTCTGTATGAGGACCAGGCCGCAGAACTGGAGACGATTACCGGCCGCATCAACCGGATTATCAAGGGTCTGAAGCTGCGTGTCGTGTACGACTCCACAATCGGTGAGATGAGCCAGTTATTCCGGGGCGAGGATAACGACATGATCCCCGCCCAGAACGTGTCGGCCATCCTGGACCGTGGCGGGCTGGAAAAGGCAGTATGGACGACGGAAAGTCTGGTGCGTGCTGCTGCGGAAGTCCTGCGGGAACTGTACACCCAACGGGATCAGATCAAGCAGACCATCTACGAAATAACCGGCATCTCCGATATCCTGCGAGGTTCCACCGTTGCCAGCGAGACTGCAACCGCCCAGCAGATCAAGAGCAAGTGGGGCACGCTCCGGGTGCAGCGACTTCAAGTGGAAGTGGCACGGTTCATCCGTGACCTGTTCCGCATCGGCGCGGAGATCATCGGCGAGCGGTTCACGCCTGAGACATTGGCAGCGCAAAGCCTGCAACCGCCAGAACTGGTCATGCAAGCCCTGCCTGTGCTGCGCTCCGATATGCTGCGCGAGTTCCACATTGATGTGGAGACGGACAGCACCGTGGCCGCTGCCCTGCAAAGCGACATGGAAGGGCTGAAGGAAGTCATCACTGGCGTGGTCGAGTTCACCCAAGGCATAGGCCCTGCTGTCCAGGCTGGTGCGGTGCCCATCGAAGCGGCCAAGGAAATCGTGCTTGCCATCGTTCGCCGCGCACGGCTCGGCAATGCGGTAGAGGATGCATGGGAAGGGTTGCAATCCCCGCAGGCGCAAGGCATGAACCCGGAGCAAATCCAGCAGGCCAAGCAGCAATACGAGCAGACCATCCAGCAACTACAGCAGGCCATGCAAAAGATGGGCCAGCAGTTGCAGCAAGCCCAACAGGGCCAGCAGCAGGCCGAGCAGGCGTTGCAAGCGGCCAAGCAGGACGCCCAGGTCAGGGTATACGAAGTGGATAAGAAGACAGACGCCGAGCTTCAAAAGGCCGCGCTGGCTTCCCAAACGCAGATCAAAGTCAAGGCCATGGAGATCAACGCCGCCAACGGTACTGATGGGAGTACATATGGCATTCCTGGATGACGAACACAAAGCCGAGTGGCTCAAGCTCTGGAAAATCCCGCCC